GTTTCCCAGTCACGATCGATGCCTTGGAAGACGCGCTACGCAAGCGAGCGATAGAGGGCGTTGACGATTTCGTTGTAGACAAGAATGGCGATAAGCATTGGAAGAAACGCTATTCAGACCAAGCCGCTACGTTTTTGCTCAAGGGGGCTAGAAAGAAGAAATACAGCGACAAGGTGGACATGAGCGTCGAGCGCAGTATGTCGTTAGACGAGCTGTCGGACGCCGACCTTGCGAGGATTATCAAGGCAGCCGAAGTGGGGGGATAGGCCCCCTTTGTGAAAAGACGAGGGGCATGTCTAACCCCTCAAGAAAATATGAAAATTTTGAAAGGTCCAAAATGCGATTCATCAAAGATGATTATGGAAATCTCCTGAAAGCGGAGTGGAACAACGTCGAAGCCGACGCTCATTTCGAGCCCCAAACGGTCAAGCCCAAATACTGCGCTACCCCCTACGCCGCCACAAAACTCTGGCCCACTTCCTATTTTCGAGAGTGGATGGCCGTCCAATGACCCCCGTATTCATCGGCGGTACAGGCCGGTGCGGTTCGACGCTTCTCCGAAACGTACTTGGGAAGCACCCCAGCGTCTACATGATACCAGGCGAATCGAACCCGCACCCATACAGGCACAAAGAGTGGATGAACCTCCGCTGGACACCGGCCATCGACGAACTTCAGCCCCATCACACCCACCTCGTTGAGAAGTCCCCGCAGAACGCCGTTTTCGGCCTCTATCTGCTCGAGCGCTTCAAAAAAATCGGCGCCCGGTACGTCCACATTGCTCGCGACACCGAACGCACGGTTGATTCAATTATGAAGTTCGGTCGACTCCCCCACGAGCACCTCGGTCACAATCCGACGCGTACCGAAGCCATCAAATGGGTCGAGTGGATAAACCAGCGAGGCGCAGATTGGGCGAGCCTGCGCGAGGACTGCCTCTGGGTGAGTTTCGATTGGCTTGTTAGGGAGCCCCGAGAGACTTTAGAGAACCTCCTGAACTGGCTCGACCTCCCCTGGGACCAGCCCTGGTTCGACGAGTTGGCGTTCGATAGGAGTAAAGCAGCATGACCCTCCACGCAGCACAAACCAACTCCGACAACATCCACGAAATCGGACGCCTGAACACCATCTCCCGGCAAATAGGCATTGCCGCTGCCGCTCGCCTCAAAAACACTAACTACGTCCGAAAAGAAATCACGGAAAAAGATACCCGCAATCTGGTCTACGACGTGGCTCGGGCGGTGCTTCAGAACTACGACATCAAACCGGAACCCCCTAGAAAATGGTGGCAGATATGGCCAAAGTAGACCCCAAAACCGGCCACACAGCCCCCAACAAAAAAGTGCTCTGTGGGGTGCCCCTTCACAAAAACAAGCTCCACGTCTTCCAAGACATGTTGGACAAAGAAGTTCCCCCTGGAAACTGCAAAAAAGGGTGCTCCGCGTGCTGCCATCAGTGGGTAGGCGTTACCTACCTCGAGGCCCACAACGCTCTGCACCACGCTTTGCAGAACGGGCACCCAATACGCTTAGACGAAGTGGAAGAACTGGCCGACAAAGCCACCACCATGTCTCGTGAAGAGTGGTTCGCCATGCAACGCCCCTGCATCTTCCTGGACGACGAGGGGGCTTGTGCAGTCCACCCCGCTCGCCCAATAGCTTGCAGAGCCGTTACCGTGGCCTCAGACCCGAAAGAATGCGGCTCACTCACCGGCCGAGTTCAACGCTATGACACCAGAAAGGCCGCTTGGGGTGCGTATGCACGTACGAAAAAAGAGCACGAATCCTTGGCCCTCTCCCCCTACGTCGCAGCCCTCCCCCTCATGGTCAAAGTCCTCCTAGACGGGGACGGACCCTCTGCCCTCAAGGCCTTAGTCGACGAAGATGGACTGATATGCCCGGAGAAGACCATCACCAATCTCTCCGCAGCGTCAAGTACACCCAGTGGATAAGATGTCAAACAGTGACAAGTCTAAACCCAAACCTAAAACCAAACCAAAACCTAAAGAGCCCTCCCCCGAACAAATCCGTGCCGCCCAGGCCGCGCAGGAGCTCACAACGCGCCGCAAAAGCCGGGAGTCCCTCTTAGACTTCGCCGCTTACACCCACCCGGCTTGGGAGACGAACAGGCACCACCACACCATCTGCCAGGCGTTAGAAAAGGTCGAACAAGGTAAGATAAAGCGGCTCCTGATTCAGGCCCCGCCACGACACACAAAGAGTGAGCTGGCCTCCCGCAGGTTCCCAGCGTGGTATCTGGGACGGAACCCAAACAAACAGCTCATCAACGTCACCTACAGCCAGGAATTTGCCCTCGATTTCGGTCGGGACGTACGTTCCATCATCAAAGATTATCGGTACAAAAACGTGTTTCCTGACCTCAAACTCCAAGCAGATGTTCAAGCAGCGGGCCACTTCAGGACGAATCACGGCGGCATCTACATCACAACCGGTATCGGGGGTTCTATCACAGGAAGGGGCGGACACCTCATCCTGATAGACGACCCCATCAAGAATAGACAAGACGCAGATTCTGAGGCGAAACGAGAGGCGGTGTGGAAGTGGTACTCCTCGGCCCTCTACACCCGCCTCATGCCTGGAGGGGCAATCGCAATGATGTTGACGCGGTGGCACGAAGACGACCTCGCGGCTAGAGCAATGGAGTCGGAAGACTGGCACGTCATCTCCCTACCCGCTCTCAACGAGTATGGAGACGCTTTGTGGCCGGGGCGTTTCCCAAAGGAAGACCTTTTGCACATCAAAAGCGTCATCACATCTCGAGACTGGCACGCACTGTACATGCAGGACCCCCGCCCGGACGAAGGTACGTTCATCAAACGGAGTTGGTTTGAGTGGTACAACACGCCCCCGGATTACCTCAACACGTATATGGCTTCAGACTTTGCCGTGTCGGAGGACAAGGGGGACCACACAGAGCACGGGGTTTTTGGCGTGGACCCAGACGGGAACATTTACGTGCTGGATTGGTGGCACAAGCAGACCACCCCCGCTGAGTGGATTGATGCCCTCCTCGATATGGTCGAGGAGCACAGCCCTCTAGCCTGGTTCGGAGAGGGCGGTATCATCCGACGTTCAATTGAGGGGTTTCTCAAAAAACGGGCGCAGTACAAGCGGGCGTACTTTCGGGATGAGTGGGTGAACCCTATCGGAGACAAACACGCCAGAGCCCGAGCCTTTCAGGGTATGGCGAACATGGGCAAAATATTTCTCCCTCGAAACACGGAATGGGCCGAGCGTCTGGTTGACCAGTGTGTGGGTTTTCCCGGCGTTCGCTACGATGACGCTTTCGACACCATTGCCCTGATGTGTCGAGTTATTGACGAAGCACACGAAGCTATTGTACCAATAGAATCGAAGCGGACGTACGACCCATGGGATTCGCCTAAACGCGAACCCGCTGACTGGAGGGTGGCGTAATGCCTGAAAAGCTCGACGTGGAGGCCTTGGTCCGCCAGTACACGCAATGGATTGATGCAACATCGGAGTGGCGTGCAGCGGCAGAAAAAGACCGATGCTATTACGACGGAGACCAGTGGACCGATGAGGAAAAGGGCGTTCTTGCTCAACGGGGTCAACCCGTTCTCACTGTCAACAAAATCCAGCGGAAGGTCAATCAACTTCTTGGGGACGAGATACGAACGCGCCGAGACCCCCGAGCCCTCCCCCGAACCCCGGCCCACAGGGATGATTCGATGGTGGTCGACGACGCACTTCGGTACGTGTCTGACAGTCAAAAAATTGGCAGAAAAAGAGGCGTGGTCGCTAAAAATCTTGCCATTGAAGGGTATGGCGGGGTCGTAGTCGTTCCGAAGCGTAACGGGGAGCGGGTAGACATCGAGGTTCGGGAAATAGCCTGGGACCGCATTTATTATGACCCGTACAGCCGCAAAGCCGATTTCTCAGACGCCAACTATACGGGAATCGTGCTCTGGATGGATGTCGAAGATGCTAAAAGGCAATATCCGGATGCCGGGGACAAGGTGGAGGAAACCTTCACCGGACACGGACCCGAACACGATGACACCACGAC